ATGTTCTTTATCTTCGGCAACTTATCACACAACATCCAGAATCTAGATGTCGGTATGGCAAACATAGTCCTAACAACTTCCAAACAGTATCTCAAAGGGTCTCTTTCTCTTTCTTCTTCCAATTCATCTCCAAACCCTTGTGTCTGTATTCCTTTATCTTGCATCTTCGACAACAAAAAGTCACGGCCGGCACTATAGGCGGTTCCTAAAACCGTCCTCATTACTTCTAATGCTAACACCGTAACTAGCGTAGTCAATATACCACGGACAAGAAGTTGGGCAAACAGATTCTCACAAGTAAACGCCTCTTTTATCTTCTTAACAGCAGTACGCAGCCAATCCCAAACCTTGCTTCCAAGGTCTCTAACCGTATTTATGCCTGAGCTAACCAAAGCCATAAGATCCATGACTTTGACAGCCTTCTCAACATGACTGCTTCGTGCAAATTTCCACCCTGCATATCCTCCAAATCCTGAAATCGCGACTCCAGCAGCCGCGACGAGCAGGGATGCATTAGAAAAACCTTGCGCTTCTATATCTTTCTTATTATCTAACCACTGACGTGGTTTTCCGCAATGTCCTCTAGCAAGATGATCAAACTCTTTCTTTCCAATTGAGTGATTATAAAACTTATTCCAAATCTGCGCTCTTACATTCTTCTTACTCGCCAATATTGCAATCACGATCTTCCGGTATGGTTTCTTATTCACATACGAAAATGCAAAATCACGGCAGCGACCGTAATCCTGCGGCATAAAAATGCTCCACAACCAGATATCAACATGGTGCAAATAAGCGGCAGCCTCAGATTCATCCGATAAATCAATTTGACGTCCAAACTCGAAAACTTGTCCTTCTCGAGCGAGTCTTTTATACAGAGACGCGTATTGTTTCTTTCTATCCCTCTGTTTTGATACACGGGCCCTACATTTAGGGCTCAACACAGCAAGATCAACCTCTTCCACCTCCACATCTTCGCTTTGGGGCGAGTATTTCTCAATCACCTGTGGGTGTATCGCGAATTTCTTCGGAGGCTCAAACTCCGGCAACTTCTCATTTTCATTTGCTTCGACAAAGGCATCATTAACCAACTGACGGACAACGGGATTCATGTCCAGCAAATCTGCTTTCAAATCTATCCCGTTAGCCGCCATATAATCATCCATTTGTGTAGCTTCAAACCCAACTGGGCTCAAAACTATCTGTTCCTCTTTCTCTTCCTCCACATTCTCAGCAAGTATATCCATAGCTTTCGCATAATCGGAGTCATACTTAGGCTGTTTTCTCGCTTTATCCACGTCAGCATCTCGTCTATTCATATGACGAGCACGTGGTCCTCTTCTCTGTGTGTACCCTGGTGGATTCATGCCTCCTTCCCATTGAGAAGGAGGACGATGATATCCATGAGGATGTCTTTCATCCCATTCTCTTTGACTAATTCGGTCTTGTTCCCGAAGTCTAGTCTGAAACTTAGTAATAGTAACTTCTCTAGCCTCATCAAGGCTATTGTCCATCCCAGGCTCAGTACCGAACCCAACTGGTTCGTCTGAGTACTCCATGATATATCGAAATAAAGTAAAGTTTTTCTCTCAAATATGTGGCAGTTTTCTTATTTTCTCTCGATCGCTAAAACCCACCACGTAAAACGATTACCTGTAATCCTACAACCGTAATCCCGTACTTCCGATCCATAGTATTCCGTACTCATAGGCGATTACTCTCATAATGCAATTCACCGCTTCCTTTCGGGAACGCTACTTCAATAGTTTCGGGGCCTACCGCAAAGTAGTGGCTGGGTGAGCCAGGTAGCACCCATTACCAGAATATGTTTTTGTTTATTGGCAGACACAATCCTATTGTCTGCCTCAGGTGTGGAGGGTATTCCACTTGCGCATATGACTTCAATCGTACATATGGTATCACCTAAGATACACCTTTCACTTCTTCAGAAGTTACTCAGCCTCCCCTCTATTATGTTTTACTTACATGTTTACTTATAAGCTAAGCATATCAACATATAAAACCTTAACACGTTAAAATGGCTAAGCCGACAAGAAGCGTTTTACCGCTAAATGCCAACTGAATATTAATTTGATTTTTCTTATTAAATCATACAGGGTTTCGAGCGTCTATCACTACATACTCGCTAGTCACCGACTAGTACAAAAGACCCCC